ATCTTGATATAATAGCAAATCATTGCGTTGATTTAATAAAACATGGTAGGCAGGCCCCAATCTAAAATTTTTTGTGAGAGCCTCACAAGATCATCAAACTATACTAAACAATGTAGAGCCAAAGGCTACTTGATGAAGTCGGGCCATTATCGTTGCAAAAATCATGGTGGATATAGTGATTGGAATGCAAAAACTAATGAAGGCAAGTTTAAGGCCCTTAGAAATTTAAGATCATTAAAACATTTATCAGATGAAGAAATTAGAACTAAATACATCATTGAAAGAGAAAATCCTTGAGCAATTGAGCCTGGGAGTGAATTTAACTAAAATATGTAATGACAAAACCATGCCTAGTTTAACCACTGTATATAAGTGGTGTAGAGAATATAAAGAGTTTGGTGAGGAAGTTACAGAATGTAGAAGGTTAGGCTGCCAAACATGGCTTGATACTGCAATGAATGAATTAGACAAGAAAGACGTTCCACCCAATCAAATACCATTTTTAAGAGAGAAGTTATATATGGCCCGTTGGATGGCTTCTAAATTGTTGGGAGCTTACGGGGATAAGCAAGAGATAAAACAAAGTGGGGACAGTTCATTAACTATTAAATGGGAGGCAAGTCTCCCCCTTTCGGATCATGCACACGCAAGCATTAACGCACATGATGGAGTTCAGAAAGATAATGCTGCAACCCTGGAGGACAAACAACCCTAATATTTAAGGCATGGCCTAACAAGTTGACGGGCTACTATCCCGTAAGCATTATTTTTTGGCAGTTTGCCAGGGGGTACACCCCGAAAAGTCGGCCGCCGTTTATATGTATATATATATCCCCAACTCAAGGTACCTAGATGGATGATGATTTAAAAGATTTAATTGCAATGGTGTTTTACGACAATGGCACAAAGAGTGTGTTCATAAACATCACTGGCTTTAGAAACAACATGCACGGCAGAGATGTGTCTGAATGGATATTAGAAACATTAAATATTGAGCAACTAGAATTTGGTGATGAAAAACCAACGATGCACTAATGGAAATAACTATTCCTTACAGCCCAAGAGAGCTGCAACAAGAGATACACACAAACTTAGCCAAATACAGATGGGCCGTACTATCTATACATAGACGAGCTGGCAAGTCTGTATTGTGTATAAACGAGCTAATAAAACGTGCTTTAACAAACACCATGTGGAACCCACGGTACGCATACATCGGCCCAACTTATAAACAAACAAAGTCAATTATATTTGACTATTTAAAATACTATGCTGGTGTCATACCTGGAACAAAGTTTAACGAACAAGAACTTAGTTGTTTGTTTCCAACGGGTGCCAAAATTACACTTCTTGGATCTGAAAATCCAGACAGCTTGAGGGGTAATTATTATGATGGAATCATTGTTGATGAGTATGCTCAGGTCAATCCGAGATTATTTCCTGAAATAATTCGACCAGCATTATCTGACCGAAAAGGTTTCTGTTACTTCGTGGGAACACCACAAGGTATGAGCAATGATTTCTATGCTAAGTACCAACACGGACTAAAAGATAAAACGTGGTACACAAAAATAGCAAAAGCATCTGAAACAGGCATTGTTGATGAAGATGAATTAGAAGCAGCTCTTGAGCTGATGGGTAAGAATAAATACAGACAAGAGTTTGAATGTGATTGGGTAGCAGCATTAGAAGGTGCTATCTATGGTGACGTTATTGAAAAGATAGAAGATCGAAAACAAGTTGGCCGTGTACCTTATGATCCGACCTACCAGGTCAGCACAGCCTGGGATATAGGC